GTTCACCGCTGTACTATTAGGAGCGTAACGTTTTATTACAAATGTGCCGACCTCAACCGATGTTCCTTTATAATAAGAGTATACAAAACAGGATTTCAATCTATGTTCAACAAAGATCTAACACCAATGTACGACGGAAGAGTTCTAATGAACAAAACCGCAATGCAAGATCCAGTAGTCAAAGCGACACTAGACGCGATGGCAAAGAGAAATTTTGAACCACAGCGATTAAACGCTTACGGTATTTGGTACATATCAGATAGGCACTAGGTGCCTTGGGCGTACATCTCGACAGCGGAAGCATTACCGCGTTAAAAGTCCAATTGTTGTAAGTCCCAATCAGCTGAGTCGGGCACGGGTAAGCGACCCCAGAGGAAAATGCTTTTTAAATCGAACCTCCGACTCGACCACTTCACAAACTGTCCCCTTTGTAGTGTTAGGGGGCAGTTTTTTTAGTATAATAGAATCAACAACAAAAAAGCAAACATGACTTTTCAACCAAGACTCAACCTATCTGGCGACACTGGAGAATATAACGGTTGGGCAGACTGGACAACTTGGAACTGTGCCCTATGGATAGGTGGGGACGAGGGACTATACAATGAAGCAAGATTTTCTAGATCCTATGGAGAGTTCGTCCAGACTATGCAAGCAATGGGTATGAACAAAACACCAGACGGGGCAGACTGGGACGTAGCAGACTATGACGAGATGCAGGAGATGATGGATGAACTGTAAACAATTGTTACAGAGGGGCATAAATACCATTGATGCCCTTCTCATACCTGCTATAATGAGTACATACCACAAAGGAGCAAACATGACTACTTGGGCAATCCAACCTTCACACTTCGGTAACGAAGTTAAGATATGGGCAGACGTATTCCACGCTGATCACTTCGCAGAAGCAAAACGTCAAGCACTTAGACAGGCAGAATTGCTAGGCGAACCAATCACAATTTGGAAAGTCGGTACAATCTCTGAGTTCAAGTGGATGGAGGTTAAGTAATGGACAACACCACATACGACCTTCTACTTAATGACAAGTTCATACGCCAGCACTTCGTCATCGTCACATTAGAAGATGAAGACGAGGACGATGGGAGACTATTCCCGAAAGATGCACCAATCGGTTAAGGCACTATCCCCCCCTAGGGGGGTTTTTTATATCCGCCTGCTAAGCTTAACATCCATACGCTTTCTAAGCTATAAAGTCTTGCATGAGCGAGCGTGATATAAAATAAATAATTTTTCAAAAAATTTTTCCCTATGAAAACATTCGACGTAGAGACCACAGTAACATATAAGCAGTGGATCAGAGTACAAGCAGAAGATGAGTATGCTGCCCAGAAACGTGTCAACGACATGGCATGGGATGTAACTGCGATACAATATCAGGTTATGGAGAAGGCAGAATCCACAGGAACGGTTAGAGACTGCCCAGAGTGAAACCCATATACTCCGATGAAGTAGCGAGCGTTTATCTAACCTCAGATGTAAAACTCGCCCTAAGAATGTTTCTCTGCAGAGTTCCTCTGAGTTGCAAAGAACCTGTGAGAATGTATTGGAATAAATCAGACACTGCTCATTGTACAGTAGTTGCAGTAGGTTTCAAAGAACTCGGAGTGGATATAGAGTACATGAGATATAGAAGGTTTGAAGATATTTCAAGACGTTACTTTCATAAGGATGAGATTACTGATAACATGCATACCTTCTATGAGTTATGGTGTAAGAAAGAAGCATACACCAAGTGGAAGAAAGGAAAGATAGCAAAGTACATGTCTCAGAAGATAGACAAGGATATGACTCAACTAGTTCCACAATCGAGATATCAGATGATAGAACTAGATGGGTTACCTTACAACATTAGAGGGTATCTATGTTATTGACAATGTGTTGATACTCTGATATAATATATACTATATACCACTCTCTCCTTTCTATGCAATACGTCTTATTCAACGAACACTTTGACGAAGTAGGTACGTATGACAGTATCTACGATCTTCGTAAGTTTCTTTGTGATCGTAAGTATGAATTAGATTGCGATAAGGATATAGGGGATACGTTTGATTACATCAAGCATATCAAGTGGCATTTCGATATCAAACAACAATAGGAGGATACATGTCAGGCGATTGCAAACAACAACCGCATATCTACTATTCAGAGCATGGTAGAAAAACACTCGAAGAGTATTATGTCAATAGAATCGAAGCACTCAACGAGGAAGTAGATAGATTAAAAGGTATAGTTGATTACCTTGAAAGCAAAGTTAAAACTCATCATACGATCTTTACAAATTATGAACTCTCATTTATCAAACGAAGAACTTCTCGTTAGATTAGAAGCACTCGAAGAAAAAGTCAGGAAGTCTAACCTGATGATGAGACGACCTGGTCATGAGGATTATGAGAAGTTGGTCGATGTTGTATGCGACCACGAAGAAAGAATTTTAAAGGAAGAAGAGGAACTTCAGAAGTGTGCAGAGACTGTCTCTGAGCTTTCTGAGGCAGAGGATGCGAATTGGTAAAAAATCGCGAATCCTAACCAAAGGGCAAAAATCGCGTCGTTGATCTCTAAATATTCTATTAGTAAGTACAAACCATGATAGGACTGGAAGCATTAGAAGGAGAATTCGTTATCCGAGATAACGATGAAATCGTAAGGCTTTCGAGAGTCAGGGATATACCTCCCTCTTTCGATCATCTGATTAAATTCGCTCCTACCCCTCCAGAACCACCACATGATGTAAATGACCATATGGAGATGGCAAAATATGCAGAGTACTTGCAGGAGTTAATGACAAGAGAACGCAAATGACCAAATACGAGTTTGAATACGATTCATGGTTCAGAGATGATATACCAAAGGCACAATACGGAAGTCTTCAGTGTTGGATAGAGAATGAGAAGACAAAACCTTGGACGAATGCATACGATATGACTATTCATAGTATAATGTATGAGATAGCAGTCAAGAACGGATTACTAACAGAAGCATATGGCAGTAACCATCACGCCTGATGGGACAGCAACGTTCCTTACAGATTTAACTAGACCTAACTTCGCAATGAATGAGACGGTGAGTGCGACATGTACAGTTGCATCACCTCAGATATGTAATGTAACCAATGTTACAGCTGCTATACAGGCACCTGCAGTCGAACCCGATCTAGTCATCACTGATGGTACTACATCTGTGAATATAGGAGGATCAATACAGGATCCTTTTGTTGATATCTTCAAATACGTAGATCAAGGGGAATCAGATAAGACACAGACCCCTACAACAATCGAAAGAGTAATTAATATGCCAGGAGAGAAGATCTACTATGATCTTGAACAAGATGGTACAGTATATGTCAGTAGGTTCTTTGATATTACTGTACAATGGGAAGCAGGTACTACAGGCAACCTAGTAGCACAGACACCTGCAACATTCGTACTTGAATTGAAGATATATAATGAGTGGGAAGGTATACGTGCCTTCGTTTCAAATTACTACAATTAAAATGCCAGCAGTCACACGAGTCGGAGATGCAGATGTAGCCCATTGTTCTGGAATGTCTAGAGCACAGGGTTCAGGTAACGTCTTCGCTAATGGTAGACCTATCTCTCGTCAAGGAGATAAGAACACCATTCACTTAAAACCAGGTAATCCATGTCCTCCACACTCTGCTTCTATATCAAGTGGTAGTTCTACGGTCTTTGTAAATGGCAAAGGTTGTGGTAGAGTAGGAGATGGACTAGGTGGTTGCACATCAGTGGCAGCTGGTTCGTCAAACGTATTCGCAGGTTAATTATTATGGCAATGAGATATTCAATGGGTCAACCTACAATTGAGGCTACCCCAAAGAAAACAAGACAGGGTAAAGGACAACATTCAAAGTACTCTGCTACATCAAGAAATAAAGCAAAGAAGAGGTATCGTGGCCAAGGCAAATAGAATTGTAGATGGCAAAAGAAATGCTAACGTTCCCGTAGATATGAGTGATCATTTCTACGATCATGGGAATGAATATTGCAGGTATCTTATTACAGATCCACGCTGTGATGCATCACGTAGAAAAAAGTCACAAAAAGAAGTATAAATATAAACTAGGTTACTTATAGGCTAGTTTGTGGCATTAATATCGAAGTCATTCCGTGACTTCTCGTTGACATTTGAAAAGAACGCAGTGACAAATGATATTTTGGCACTGAATAATGAATCAGCCATTAAAGAATCAGTTAAAAATATTGTACTCTACAATTTTTACGAGAAACCTTTTGATCCAGCATTCGGTGGTAATGTCATCGGATTGTTGTTTGAAAATTATAATGCAAACGACGCTAAAAAAATCAAGAGACGATTAAAAGACGCAATTAATACTTATGAACCACGGGTGGCGGTTTATGAGATTAAAACTAAGTTCACTGAAGATCGTAATCATTTAGATGTAAGCATAGCATACGTTATTATGGGTATTCCACCAACTTTCGATTCTATTGATATAGTATTTAAACCGTAATGGCATTTAATCAGGTCAACGCCCTCGAATTTAACGAGATAAAGGCACAAATTAAAAGTTATCTAAGAAGTCAAGATCAATTTAGTGATTATGACTTTGAAGGATCTTCTTTAACGGTGCTTTTAGACGTTTTAGCGTACAATACTTACTATACAGCAGTCAATGCGAACCTAGCAGTTAATGAAGGGTTCCTAGAGACTGCTGTTTTGCGTGAAAACGTAGTAAAACTTGCTAGAATGATTGGTTACACTCCAAAATCAGCAAGATCGGCACAATGTACTGTTAATATATCAGTTCAGACTGTAGTTCCTTACCCAAAAACTGTTACAATTAACAAAGGACTAGTTTTAAACTTCACAGGATTAGATAATAATAACTTTGTATTCTCACTTGGTACAGATACTACACAGAGTGTTGACAGTACAAGTGGAATTGCAACATTTACAGGTCTTACATTATTTGAAGGAGTATTCCTTACAGATACTTTTGTAAAAGATATTAACCAAAGACAAAGATTTATACTTACTAATAAAAATGCAGACACAACTTCTATGAGAGTTGAGGTCACTTCTGGAACTATCACTGAACGTTATCTACAAGCAACAGATATTACAAAGATTGATTCTACCTCTAAGGTATTTTTCTTAGAAGAATCTGAATATGAGATCCCAGAAATTCTGTTTGGTGACGGAAAGGTTGGAAAAGATTTATTAAATGGAGATGTCATAAGCGTATCTTATTCTACATCTAGTGGAACTGGTGCAAATGGTCTAAAAGTGTTCGAGAATATTGGTACATTTAGAGATAACCTAGGAAATTCAATTACTTCTGGTATCACTACGACTGCTACTTCCTTTCCAGATGGAGGTTCAAGAGCAGAAAGTACAGAAGCAATCAAATTTGCTGCTCCTAAATTCTATTCTGCCTTTGGTAGAGCAGTTTCTACACGGGATTATGAAGCAATTCTTCCACAAATCTATCCAAACATAGGATCTATCTCTTGTTATGGTGGAGAAGAAGCAGAACCACCCGAATATGGTAAGGTATTTTTGGCAATCAAACCAAAAAATGCAGATAAATTATCTCTTTCTGAGAAAAATGTCATTTTAAAGAAGTTGAGAGAGTATTCTGTTGCTGCGATTCAACCTACAATCATTGATCCATCCATTTTATACATTGATATTAGCAGTTTTGTGTATTTTAATCCAAATGTTACGCGGAATGAAGCGTCTCAAGTTAAAAATAGCGTCCTTGCTGCGTTAAATGTCTTGAATACTAGCGGAGAATTCAATAAATTTGGCGGAAAATTCAAATATTCTAGACTTCAAGGTATAATTGATGGTTCAGAAGTCTCAATTACTTCAAATATTACTCGTCTCAAGATGAGAAAGAACGTCACCGTGACACTTGGTGCACGTGTGAACTATAAAATATGCTATGGTAACCGCATTAAGCAAGGTACAAGTACAAAACCATGTGTTTACAGTAGCGGATTTAAAGTTGTTGGAGACGATTTCAACACTTATTACCTAAATGACGATGGTGCAGGTTTATTGAGACTGTATTACATTAAAGGAACTGGTGAATTTGAGTATGTTGATGGATTATGGGGTACTGTAGATTACAGTATGGGTGAAATTGTGGTCAATGATTTGATCATTCAGTCTACAAATGTAGCAAATAATCAATTACAGATCTCTGGAACTCCAGAATCAAACGATTTGATTTCATTGAGAGAAACCTATTTGACAATAGGTATAGATAATACGACTGTAAGTGTAGTAGAAGACACTATCAGTAGTGGTTCAAACTTATCTGGTACAGGAGTGGTACCAGAGTCCAGCTATAACTAATTACAGATGACAAATTCTTCATGGAAGGTTAGCTCGTGGACTACGCCAACCACAACGGTATCTGTACCTCCAGTACCGTCTGAGGTTAGTCCTGAATCTAAATCGCAAATATCCCTAAGTGTTACGGGACAGTTTGCGTCGTTTATACAGGAAAATTATCCAACCTTCATATCATTTGTTAAACACTACTATAAGTCACAAGAATTAAAAGGATATTGTTTTGATGTAATTCAAAACTGGTCAGATTATTACAATATTGACAATTATGGCGGTCTAGTTACTGAAACTAAACTTATTTCAGCGTTAACAACATCTTCAACTGCAGTTGACGTTGAATCTACTCGTGATTTTCCAGATGAGGGTCTTTTGCTTGTAGATGACGAGATCATTTACTACCAAAAGAAAGGATCTACACTATTTCAAGATTGTGCAAGAGGATTTAACGCTGTAAAGGCAGTTGGAGAGGTTGGAACTTACCAATTTGAGAGTACAACTGCTGCAACACACGAACTTGGAGCAAAAGTTGTTAATTTAAACAACATTTTCCCACTTTACGTTCTTGGAAAGTTCAAAGAACAGTTTTTATCGACATTTCCGAAGAATTTTGCAACTGGAGTTACTGAATCTACTGTAATTAAGCGAATTAAGGACTTCTATGCTGCAAAGGGGTCAACAAGGTCATTCCAGTTTGTCCTAAGAACACTATTTGGAGTAGAATCAGAAGTTAACTACCCAAGAGACAGAATATTCAAACCATCTGATGCATATTACACTTCCAGAGAGGTAATTCGTGCGGTTGCTGTTTCTGGAAACCCCATTGATCTTGTAGGACAAGTATTATACCAAGAAAACGATACAAATGACCCAAATGTTGCTTCTGCTCGAATTTATGTTAAAGGAGTCGTTGAAGTTTTTACTGCAAGTGGTACAGTCTTTGAAATTGACGTAGATACTAATAATTCACTAGGTACATTTGTTACACCATACAAATCTACTCTTGCTTCCGACCTTGGAGGTAATTTAACTGACCAAGTAGTTACAGTTGACTCTACAATTGGTTGGCCAGAGCAAAATGGACGATTTAGAATTGAAGATGAGATTATTAACTATACAGACAAGACTGTAACGCAATTTATAGGTTGTACACGTGCTAGAGAGGACACACTATGCGTAGCACATGATGCAGGTCAAGAAGTATTCGCTGCATTCAAGATTTTTGGATATTCTAACATAGACAACTCTGAAATTCAGTTAAAAGTCTATGGTGGTACTAGAGGTGTTGTATTATCCAGTGGTGGTAAGTATTACCTTCCAGATAGTAAAGTCACAACACCTGCAGCACCTGGTTTCGATAGTATTGATCCAATATGGGATAGTTACATATACAATGTTAGAAAGGCACTGAGAGGGGAGTCTGCGACCCTAGGACAAGTCAATCCAGATGGTTCGGTACGTTGTACTGTTAGAACAAAAGAAAAACATCGTTTATTAAGAGATGATGTGATTAGGATCCTCAATGCTCCTGAAGACATCTATAATAACTTGCATGATGTTGCAGGTATTATTAGTGATACTGAATTTGAATTTATATTCAGTACATCACCATCTGGCGGTATATCAAACTTTGAGTTTTACATTGCTAGAGAGTTTGCTTTTGGTAGAAGTGACTTTAACTCTATTAACGTTGGAATCAGTCCATATACAGGAGACGTACAAAATACTTACAGGAGTAGTACAGATGCTATTGTCACTAGTACAGGTGTACCATCGCATAAGGTAGGTCCTTTTGGTTCTGGAGACTTAAATCCTGGTAACCAACGATATCTTAAGAGAATACCTCTTACACCATCAACTAAGAGTACTAAAACTGCTACTCCTGTTGGTCAGGTGGGTATTGGTGCAAATGGTGTCCCATTCTTTTCATATAAAGGAGAATCTAAGAAAAAGTTTGGTGGATTGAAGTCAATCACTAAAATTAATGGTGGAGAAGGTTATGATATTACAAACCCTCCTACAGTTGAGTTTGAATCGGAATATCAACTCAATAAAGCGTATGCTTCTGGTATTAGAGTCAAGTATAACGGAAATAGGTATAGATCTCTTTCTGCAGGCACATCATCTACTACATTGTACCCAACACACACTTCTGGTGACGTTGCAGTGGGGCAAATTACTTGGCAGTACGAAGGAACACCTGCTGAAGCAACTGTTACAGTAAAAGGATCTGTAACTGCTATAAACGTAACTAATGGTGGTAGTGGATATACCACAGAACCTATTGTGTCTATCACTGGAGGTGGAGCAACCTCAGATAACCAAGCATCTGGGTCAGCAGTGATTACATCTGGTATAGTTACTGGTATTAACGTTGTTAGTGGTGGATCTGGTTACACTAGCGTTCCTACCATCACAATCACTGGTGGTAATGGTTCTGGAGCAACTGCAACTGCAACTTGTCGAGGTCCTGTTGATGCAATTAACATTACTAATGCAGGAACTCAATATGATTATGAACCAACTATTAATTTGATTTCTGGTAGTGGTGCTGTTGCATATCCGTCTATATTGAACGGAAAAATTGAAAGTATTATTGTTACATTCGGTGGTAGTGGATATTTCGGTGCTCCAGACGTTGTTATCACTGGAGACGGAGTTGGTGCTACTGCATTTGCTCAAGTAGACCTTTCTAGTAATATTGTTACTGGTATTGTCATAACAAACAAAGGTGTAGGGTATAGTGCAGGTGCTACAACAGTTAGTATTGTATATCCTGGTACAGGTGCACAATTTCAGACTAATTTAACAGAATTAACATTTAATGAAGCAGCAACTTATCAAGAACTAGGAGTTACATCAAATCAGTTCACAAATAGGAAAACTGTAGATTATGCAAATGGTACAACCATGCAAGGGGAGAACTATTTGATATATGGTGGAGAATATGGATATTTGTATAACCCTAAGCAACTTAGATTCTTATTAAGAGATAATATTAATGATTCATTACAAGAATTAAATCCTACCTCACATTCACCGATTATTGGTTGGGCATATGATGGACATCCCATATATGGACCTTATGGTTTTGAAGATCCACAAAATGCAGCCCCATTTAACTCATATAAGTTAATGATCTCTAGTTATGATGTAAAGACCTCTAGAGATACTCTTCTAAGCGGTCTAGCAGACCCTATGGGAACTTATATTGAAGATTATGAGTATACGGAAGGATCTGGAGATTTAGACCAATATAATGGAAGATTTTGCGTTACTCCAGAATATCCAAATGGAGTTTATGCATATTTTGCTACAATCAAAGGTTCTGCTGGTGAACCCAAGTTTCCTTACTTTATAGGACCTAATTTCTACTCAGAAGCGGATGCTGTCAACTGGAATGGTAATGGATTGCAGAAAAACTTTACAGAAGATGCAATTAGGTATAAAGCCCCATTTATCGGTACAGATAACATTGTAGCGAAGAGAAAGAAACTTGATAACAGAGTTGACTTCTTCTTGGCACTAGAAGACACCACAACATTGATTGTGATGGAAACTGGTGAGGTATTAACCTATCTTGAAGATGGAATTGGGTATTTCAGTTACTATCCAGTAATTAGAGGTGGTAGTGCTGATTCTATGGTAGTTTCAGCAACTAACAAATATTCATCTGCTGGTGTTGACCAATATCTAGTTGAAGGTGGTGGTAAAGACTATAAAGTTAATGATAGACTTCAATTTGATAATACTGGTACTGGTGGAGAAGGTGTAAGTGCAGTAGTGTCTGCTATTGAGGGTTTATCTGTTAATTCACTTTCCATGTTTGAGGTAACAGGTGAAAATAGGTATTTTGCAACTGTTAATACTGCAGATAACCATTTACTACAAGCTGGCAATACACAAGTTATTAGTGTAGTAGATAACCTCTATACAAGAACTATTAAGACAAAAATTATTGGTGGTAAGTATCATTTTAACTATGCTGATGTACGTAGCATGAAACTTGTTGCTCCATATCAAAATACTACTGCATATTCTCTAGGTGACCTAATTTACGTTCAAGACCGAGTTTATCGTGCTTCTACTGGTACATCTAGTTCAACAGCACCAACTCATGAATCTGGTACTCTTACTGACGGTTCTATGGATTGGTTATACTTAAGAAAGCGTACAGATGGTAATTTATATCAAGATGGGTGGAGTAGCATTACAGGTGGTTCTGGATATCTTAATGGTACATATACTGGAGTTCCTTTAGAAACTAATGGATCTGGTAGAGGTGCAACTGCTACTATAGTCGTTTCTGGTGGTTCTGTAACAAATGTTACAATTACTGAGAAAGGAACAGCATATAACGTTGGTGATACCATTACTGCTACAGATTTGAACTTAGGTAATAATGGAGGTTCGAGTTTTACTATAACATTGACCCAAGTTGAAACTGAAGCACAAATTCATCTTAATAAAGCTCATCAGCTTGATATTGGCGATATAGTCAATCTTTCAGGTGTCACACCTTCGGAATATAATAAAACCGACTATACAGTTGTTCGTAGTGATACATTAAACAGATTTACCGTAAAACGCAACTTTGCAACTATTGCAGCTGCTACAATTACAGCTGCAGAGGTTTATGTCCAAGAACCAAAATTAAAATTGATTAATGGGCACAAATACACTTTTGACACTTCTGATTCTAGTAATGTTGGAAAAACACTTGCATTTACGTTAGATTCCGCAAATACCGATATTTTCACTTATAAGAATATTACTGATGAAGTTAGAGACGCAATTACTGCAGATCAGACATCTATTACGATTTTAGTCAATGATTTGCCAGGAATCTTCTATTACTTCGATATTCAAGGATCTACAAGTGGAAACTACTTTACAGCAATTAATGATCCGATAATAGGCACTCAATCTGTCTTTTCAAAGACTGATACAAGTTTTACCTACGAAATGAAGGTAGCACCTGAAAGTGGGTACACAACTGGCGTATCTTACACTACAGACTCAATATACCCATCTGGAGGTATCGCATCAATCACTATCGGTGATCCTGGTAGAAATTACTCATCTCTTCCAAAATTAAGTTCATCTACTAGATCTGGATCTGGTGCAACTGCTTTTGCGACTATTTCTGGAACATTATCTAATGTATCAGTTACAAACGTTGGATCTGGATATAATAATTCATCTTTACCAACTGGAGTTGTTACATTACCAGATTATGTTGATTTGACACTTACAGGTATACTTGGAACTTTTATTCCAAATGAAATTCTTATATCACAACCAAGTCAAGGAAACCAGACTGCTAGAGGTCAAGTAATTAGTTACAACCCAATTACATCTATATTAAGAGTTAAACCACTTAGGAACGAAAGAACAGGTGCAGGTAACAAAGGATACATTATGTTCTCTACTGGGACTGCTGAGACCAATAATGTGTTCAGTGCAGATTCACAGGCATCTATAAGTGCAATAAGTGGAACTCAGGCAACTGTGGCAACTGTGGTGTCTGGTGGTGGTACATTAGATGAAGTTAGTGTTACTAATCCTGGTTCTAACTATAGAGCTGCTCCATCTATTATATTTGATGATCCTTACTATGGATCAGTAGATACAATCACAACTATAACTCAACCAGCAGGTAACGGAACATATACCGCAGATACAACAACTACTGGGGTAACCCAAACCAGTGTTGCTCCTGTCAATGGTACAAATGCCACTTTCACAGTTGCCACAGATGGTAACGGAAGGATAGCAACTATCACAGTAACCGCAGGTGGTACTGCGTATGCATTAGGTGATGTTATCACTTTCGATGGTACAAAGATACCAGGTGGTGCATCTAATGAAGACTTTACTGTGACAGTTAACGGATTGGCACATGCTAATCCTGCAACGATCTCTACTCTATTAGATGCTTCTGTGGATACTATTACTGTTACAAACAGTGGATCTGGTTATCTTTCTGCACCTAACATTGAGGTTACTGGTGGTAATGGAATCAATGCTAAGTTTAACGCTATTATTATTAACGAAGGTGTTAACAGTATTAATATAGAAAATGGTGGTATTCAGTATCAAAGTGCTCCAGTAGTTAATATTACTCAGAAAACAGGTTCAGGTGCTTCTATATTACTTAAGTCATCTAACATGGGTGAGATATTGAAGATTGGTGGAGATAATATCACATTTAACTATTCTCATGATAGAACCTTAAAACCAGAACTTAATACAACATATAATCTACAACTTACAAGAACTCAAGTTCTAGATTACTTTACTATTACTAATGGTGGTTCAAACTTTGTATCAACACCTGAAATTGTTCTTGTTGGTGGAGGTGGATCTTTATTTGAAACAAGGGCAAAGATAGAAAATGAAGTTATACAATCTATTACAATCATCAATGAGGGTAGAGGTTTCTTAGCTGCTCCTACAGTTCAAGCAAGAGTAACTCATACATGGGTTGGATTGCAATCTAATAGCACTCTTAACTTCCCATACAACACTAAGATACCAACAGGTACAAAGGTAACACTTCAGCAACTTACTGGTCAGTTCCCAAATCCATTAGCAGAAAATACAACTTATTATGCTGTTGCTGCTACTATAGCAAATGCATTAGCAGATAACCAAATCAAACTTGCTGCAACTCTTGCAGATGCTAATCTTGGTAACACTATATCATTCACTAGTGCACCTGTAGGTGATGCTTTAACAGGTCAGACATACTTCACATTACAGACTACCGACTTAGGTGACAATATTACTGCGTTTATGAAACCTGCTACTTTCTCTGTTGGAGAGAGGATTTATCAAGGTGCTTCTACATCTTCATTTACTGCATATGGATTTGTTAAGAACTGGGATGCTTCTGGTCGTGTTGTTAGTGTAGAAATCGTAGAAGGTGAATTTAAAGTAGGTGAACCTGTATTTGGTGAGGAGACTGCTGCATTTGGTCAGATTCATGAGTTTACTAGAGCAGATGCTGTATTCGAGGTTTCTCCTATTAGTATCTCGGCAACTACCTGGGAGAAGACAACTGGTTTCTTAGACCTTAACGAACAAAGACTATATGATAGTGACAGATATCAGGAATTTTCATATGACATATCGTCATCTATCAACATTAATGATTGGAAAAGTCCACTTAAGTTCGCTGCTCACCCAGCAGGTTTTAAAGTTGTTGGTACACAAATACTATCACAAGCAAGCACCAAATCCTTCAGATCCAAACCATCTCTTAACCTTAATTCTGGTAACTCGTTTGATTGGTGGGTTCCAACAACAAATAGTTTAGGAACTACATTTAACGGTACAACATATATCATTCCTAAACCATCTGCTAAGGCAACTGGTAAGTTATCTGTTATTAAAAACTTTGCTCTTGGTAAACCTGACTATAGTGCTGCTGTTCCAACGGAGATACAGGTATTTGGTAAACAACTATTAGATATCCAGAAGATCTTATCTTGTATCGCATATAAGATTGATGATATTACAGATAGATCACTTTCTTTCGATGGATCATCATCTACCGTAGTTGATACGTCTTCTAATAGAATTACACTTACGAATCATAATCTTATTGATGATCAACGTGTCATCTACAATTCTGGTGGTGATAGATTCCAAGATGCAAGAAATCTAATTATCTCAAATATTGATTATATCGTAGAAGAGACTATTGGTTTCTTAAATGCTACATATCCAAGTTTACAATACAATTCAGCAACCTGTGCTAGAGATACAAGACTAGTTGTTGCTGCATGGGCAAATGATTTGAGATATGGTGGTAACTTCTTCTCACTAGCAGCTGCCAATGCATATGTTGGTGCAGTTGTACCACTAGGCAATGCTTATATTGATGCTGCTAATCTACTCAAAGACAATAAGAACTTGATTGCTGCTGAAGCAGTTCATTTAATGTTGAATGATCCTACTGTTGGTATTGCATCTGGTTATCCTGGCGTACCTGGTGGAGATCAAAACTGTATTGATGATATTGTTGATGTAGTTGAAGCAATCGCTTACAATTTACAATATGGATCAAATAGTGAGGTATGGGATGCTGCAAATTATTATGTGAACACAGTACACCTAGATGGTGAAGAAACACAATCAGTATGGGCGTTTAATAAAGCAAAAGAGTTAGCAGCAAATATCATCGTCAATACTTCAATTACTATTCAAGGATCTCATGGTTATACTCAAGTTACTAATACTGGTGTCACCTTTGATGCTGCTGTCTGTGCTACAGTTGATGCTGCAATGGACACCCTCTTTAATATTGTTACCACTGCTATTAGTAGTGATAGTCTTTCTACTGTAACTAGAACCAATCCTTCAAATCATATCTTACACATTGAAGGTGAAGAGACTGAGACCATCTATGCCTTTAATAAAGCAAGAGATCTTTGTAACCTTGCTATAGTCAACAACCTACCAATAGGCACATACACGACTATAAATCCAGTAAAAGACCTCAGTATTACGGTAGCCTCAGACAGTTGTGCAACTGTCACAAGTGCCATCACATCCTTTGCAAAAATCATTACTGATGCTATTGATAATCCATCTACATTACCCGAACCAAATATAGGAAATTATCCTGATATTAGAACTGGTACTCCTATTGGTGGATTATCTAATGGTAGTGCATATTATGTTAGGTACATTAATGCAGATACTATTGAACTTAGAAATATACCTGGTGGACCTGCAATTGGTTTAACTTCTGTTGGTTCTGGTGGTGGTCACACAATTAGGTGTTTTATTGATGGTACAAATACTCAATTTAGAGTAGTTAATAATGGCACAGCAATGACTACTAAGTTGGGCAAAACTCCTGATAAGGATCAACTGTTTGTTATTGCTAATGGTATTGTTCAGAATCCACAAAATTATTCATACGCAAATGATATTATAACATTTAATCAACCATTGCTTAGTGGTACATCTGTACTAGCAATGTACTATGATCGTAAATCATACACCTCTAGTTTCCAGTTGGATACTATTGGAGATGAACTTAAGACTTTTGGTGCAATAACACCAGGTATTGGATATAGTAATGGAACTTACATAAATGTACCATTAAAGAATAATCTTGGATCTGGTAGTGGTGCTACTGCAGATATTACAGTTTCTGGTAATAAGGTAACCAATGTTGTATTGAATCAAGCAGGTAATGGATATACTGAGGATGATGTATTGGGTCTATCTGATGTGGGTGAACAGTTAACTAATAACTATGTTCCTTCTACAGCAACGTATACACCTGCTAGTGGTGATTTGGAGTTAACTATTGGTAATCACACTCTAACAACTAATGATACAGTTAGAATTGCTAATAACGCCCTAACCTTCAGTTGTTCTTATGGTGGTGGTGGAACTGCAGCATATCCACGTCCTACAGATCCTATTGGTAATCTATTTGATGTTCCTATTACTGCGACAAGTGCGACTACTATCACAGTCAATGCTTTACAGGGTACATCTCCTACCAACACTGATGCCCATACATGGCAAGGTTTAAGCACTTATCAATTCCAACCAACTAAGGTTAAGTATATTCCTGCAACAGGTGACATGATAGTTACTGCTGCTGCTCATGGAATGTTTAAGGGCGATAGAGTACAGATTGCCACTGATTCATTAACATTTACATGCTCTAAGGATAGTAACTCTAGTAACCACACATATCCTCGTCTTGCTGATCCTGCGGATGGTGCATGGTTGACTATTTCTAGTGTCACTACAGATGCGTTTACTGTTAATGTTGGAAGAAGTGAGAGATTTGAATTTACACCTTCAGCATCAACATACAATGCTGCAACAGGTGATGTGACTCTTGATATTGGCGATCATTCATTACTTGCTCCAATAGAACATACAGCAACTGGTGCGGTTTATACACCTGCAGACGGTAAGGTAGTAATAACCGTCACTGGTCATGGAATGTCTAATGGTGACAGAGTATGGATCGTAGATGATTCATTATCATTTACATGTACTCATGGTTCAGGTACGAAGACATATCCTAGATCAACTGACCCGATTAGTGGTAAGTTTGTAGAGATTTTTGATGTAACAAATAATACATTTACTATTCAGTGTTTGGAGACTATTCCATCAACAAATACCACTACTCATACATTTACTGGTGCATCTAGTTCTGGTATTAGACAGGCAAGAGATTTTGTAACAATTAAGAGAAATGGATTGATCTATACTTGTGAGATGGATGACAGAGCAACACGTCATGCCTATCCTCGTAAGGGTGATCCTGCAGATGGTGCACCATTGGGTATTAAAGCAGTCTCAGGCAACGTTATTACTGTAAACGTTGGTAAGTCACCTATCGTAAATTACACCCCTACAGATGCCACATACAACCCAACTACGGGTATTATGGAATTAACTATTGGTTCTCATAATATTGTATCTGGTACAAGTATTAAACTTGCAGAGAATGCAATAACCTTTAGTTGTGGATATGGTGGTGCTAGTGGTGCAGCTGCAGAGAAATCATATCCAAGATCATTAACAGATGGATTTGATGTAACTGCTGTTAACTATAATCCTGACAATGGGGTTATGACAGTTACTTCACCGTCACATGGCATGGTAGCAGATGACTGGATTAAATTCAAACCAGAATCATTAACATTTACATGTAATCTTGATGGCAACACTAAGAAGAAACAGTATCCACGCACTACAGATTATGCATATGATAGGTGGTTAAAGGTATCAAATGTTACAACTAATACATTTGACGTTACTGTTCTAGATGTAATACCTTCTACTAACACAGATGTACATTTATTCAGTCCATTGGCTAAGTTAGGACCTTCAAATGCCGACTATAATCCTACTACAGGTGTGATGACAATCACCAATAAGCAGTTGACTGTATCAGATGCTACATATAATCCTACATCTGGTGATATGGTTCTGACTGTTGGTACTCATGGATTGACTGATCTTGACGTAGTGAGAATTGATACAGAATCTATATCATTCAGTTGTGAGTATAATGGTGTTACTCAAACTAAGGCATATCCTAGAACAAGCAATGATTATATCAATGGTGTTGACGTTCCAATTACAGCATACACACCTACTACCATTACTGTTAATGTAAATGGTGGGCAAGGTGCTATCAGTCATGCTGTACCTCATACATTTGTAAGTGCGACTGCAAATGGTGTTAAGGTTGGTCATGGATTAACAAACGGAGACTTCATTAAGATTAAGGATGATTCACTACAATTCTCTTGTACAACTGGTGTAGGGGCTAAGACTTATCCTAGAGGTGTACAGGCACAATATACTGCAGGTGCAGGTACAACCTATGATCCACTCACAGGTCTTATGGTTGTTACCACAACTACTAACCATGCAATTCAGGTTGGTGATAAGATTAAATTTGATGATGGTGCTACATCATTCAGTTGTACTGCAGGTTCATTCCCCCACACATATGTTGGTGGTACTGTTAATAATGCTGTTACTGTAGTTACAGACAGCAATACTCAGAAGAATGTAACTGACGCATCATATAATCCTGCAAATGGTCAGGTAGAATTGACAATCGGTGCTCATAGTTATACAACAAGTGATACTGTTAAGATCACTACTAACTCTCTAACATTTACTTGTGATGAAGATAGTAATGCTACTAACCACACATACCCAAGACTTACTGATCCTGCATACGAACAAGTATTACCAATTCTTGCTGAGACTGCTACTACAATTACTGTTGCTGTTGGTACTGCAGCTACTACTGCTGCTACCGCATATCCAAGATCAGGAGACTATGCTAGTGGTAAATGGTTAACAGTGTCTGAGAGGACTGCTAACACCTTCACTGTTAAGGTATTAGATGTAGTTCCTTCAACAAATATTGCACCTCATACATTTGTTACAGGTGCTGCAAATGGAATTACATTAAAGGATCCTGCAAGTCAAGAGTTTATTCCTGTATCAAATGTTACATTTAATACATTTGATGTTCAAGTTTTAAACACTACACCTTCTACAAACACTACTGTTCATACGTTTATTCTTGCAGAGAGTGATGCTATTACTATTGCACCATTTGAGAAGAAGCGTGATCCATTCTTTGACACCGCATTAAATGTTGTTTCAACTACAGCAACAACTATTAGTGTTAAGACTCTAACTAAAACACCTTCTAGTAATGTTGATGCACATTCATTTGTATCTGCATTATCAAATTCAGTTATTACAGGTGGTAATTATACTCATAAGTTTGTAACTGCAGATGCAGGTGCTATTAAGACGGGTGATAGACATACATTTGTGAGTGCCACTTCTACAGCTGTCACAAGGGGTATTGTCACACATGGTGTATATGCATATAACAAACTTGCTGATGCTGGTAGGTTGATAAGAGATAACTTAGAGTTTATCGCAACCACTGCATATGGTAGAATGCTTGCTGCTAACCCAAGTTTCAATGGCGATCTTTATAAGGTCAAGTGTATTCGTGATACTAAGTTAATATGTGATGCTGTTGCTGATAACGTAGAGTTTGGTGGAAACGATGCCACATATGATGTTGCAAGTTTCTATGTTGGAACTGTACACTTAACTGGTGAAGAGGATGAATCAGTAGCAGTGTTTAATGCTGCTAGAGATATTTGTCAGGAAGTTATGCGTAATATTACAGTTACAACTAACTCAACGACTCTAGGATCTCAAGTTAAGGATCTTACAATTACTAATGATAGTGGTAACGATGTATATGACACAAATGACTGTACCGCAGTTGCTTCGACTATCACAACTCTCTTTGGTATTGTTACCACTGCTGTTGGTACGACTGCTGGTGGATCTGGAAACCTCAATAGTGTTACTAGAACAGCATCATCGAATCCATTCTTCCAAGTAGAAGTTGCTACTACAACATTTGATGGACTTGACACAACATTTACTGCTCAGGTAGGCGGTAGTACACAAGTACTACCCGCACAGGATAACTTCTTGATATTCTTGAATAGTACCCTTCAGGTTAAGGGCAGCACTGCTGCATACACATATACAGGTAGTACATTAACATTTACAGAAGCACCTTTATCGGGTATGGACTTCTATGGGTTCTACTTTGGTAAGTTGGAACTTATTGATGAACTTGCACCATTCTTTGATAATAGTAAGAAGAACTTTACTATGAAGAGAGATAATGAACCAATCTCTTTAGAATCTGATAACTCATCTGTTATTGCATCTAATAACTTGTTGATCTTCTTAAATGGTGTATTCCAAGAACCTCAAACAGCATATAACTTGAGAGGATCTATCATTGAATTTAGTGAACCACCAAGGGCAGGTTCTGAATGTACTGCGTTTATATTCACAGGATCTGCTGATGACGTTTTAGTCAGTAATACATATAACTCTGTTGATCCTGGTGATAGAATGCAAGTTCAGAGTGAGGGTGATGATAGATTGATCGCAACAGTTTCCAGTTCTACTTCTCTTGACAGTTATGAATATACAGGTCTAAGACCGATTGTAGCAGAATTTGAGGCTGTAATTACAAGTGGTAGAGTAACTCAAGTTAATATAACTAATCCTGGTTCTAACTATGAAAATGCTCCTATCTTATTATTCCAAGGTGGTGGAGGAGAAGGTGCATTTGCAGAAACAGTTATTGAAGAAGGTAGCGGTAAAGTTATCTCTATAATCAATTTACAGGGAGGTAATAATTTTGTAGCTACTCCAACTGTTATACCAGTACACCCATTAGATCTAGAAAGAAAGCAAAGGAATAGAATTATATCTGATTCTAATGTCATTGCTAACGCATATCTAACTCAAGCAATGACAACATCCAGTACTACTATAAATCTAACTAAGGTGTGGTATGATGTTTCTCAAAAATATGGGTTCCCAGATGAAGGTGAAGTTCTTATACCATTCTATAATACATCAGAAAGTCATTGGAGTGCGGAGAGAATTCTCTATGGTGCAAAGAGTGTAGGAACACCTGGTACACTTACTGTTGCTACAAATGGTAGAGGTACTAACGGAACTACTCCTCATGCACATACTCCACTCTCAGGAACTTGGACTTCATCAGGAACCGCATGTACTGTGACCACAGCAAGTTCACATTATTTGATAACAGATATGTACCAGTATTTGAATTTTACTAGTGGTGCTACGAATCATTCTATTGATGGTTCTTACAAAATTACTAGAACTGGTAACTCAACATTTAATGTTGAACTACCTTACTCATTCTCAGGAAGCGGAAACGTAAGTCTTCTCCCAGAAGTTCGTCTGAGATCGTTATAAATAACCAATAAAGCTTATAGGTAATGGCATTAGTCACTGATAAATTTAGAATATACGCGGCTGAGAGCTTCAGGGACACTCTGCAAAGCTCTAATAAGGTGTATATGTTCGTCGGTAGGGCAAAGACATGGGGGTCATCTGACATCCCACCAACAGGCGAGCCTATTGATAGTTTTGAGTATGCAAGATCAACATTCCAAGATTCTGTTGCCTTTAAGCGTGTTGATATTTCTGATACTGCATTAGTAGTTCCTAGAGTTGACTGGGTAGATCCTACCAAGACAACTGGTGGAGTCGGTCGTACATATTCAATGTACAAACCAGATTATGCACCAACTAAGACTACTGCAAATGGTGCATCTAGATTATATGATAGTAACTTCTATGTTATGAACTCAGACTTCAATGTCTACAAGTGTCTTTATAATGGAGAAGATCCAGATTATCCAAGAGGTAGACCTTCATTGGTTGAACCAACTGGTACATCAACAACTATCATTGAAACATCAGATAGTCCTGGCGTATATTCTTATCGTTGGAAATATCTTTATACTATTGACGCTGACAACATTCTAAAGTTTGTTACTTCAGAATTTGTTCCTGTATTATCAAATAGCTTAGTTACATCTGCTGCTAACCCAGGTTCGATTGACACGGTTGTTATTGAGAACGCAGGTGCAGGTTATAATAACGGTACATATACCAATGTTCCTATTCGTGGTGACTGGGAAATTAATGGTGGTACACAGGCACTTTGTACTGTATCTGTTGTCTCTGGTGCTATATCTTCTGTTACTGTAACTCAAGCAGGTTCTGGATATAGTTTCGCTTCTATTGACGTTGCACTCATTACTAATGTTGGTAATGGTACTAATGCAGCACTTGACGTTGTACTACCTCCTCAAGGTGGTCACGGTGCAGATGCTGTTAGAGAATTAGGTTCATATCGTCTCATGTTCACTAGTAAGTTAGAAACTACTAGTGCTTTTGTTGACTTCCCTAATGACTTATCATATAGAAGGGTTGGTCTTGTACTAAACCCATTTGATTATAATACCACATCTGTTTGCAGTCAGAATACAAGATCTGCTGTAAAAGCAATGATCTTCCCTCAGTCTGGTACTGGTACACCTAGTGGAAATTTCCAAACAGGTGAGACTATTACACAGGCAACCACAGGAGCAAAAGGATTTGTGGTTTCATATAATTCCACAACTAAAGTCTTGAAATATTATCAAGATGCGGTTGATGGTACTGTAAATGGTAATATTATTCCTTTTTCTGGTTCAAATCAGATTACAGGTACTATATCATCATTTGTTGCAACTCCTGATGCAACATTTGGTACTGCAGGTGTTCCCCTATCACAGATAACTATTGGTGTATCTGTGTATGAGTTAGGTCTTTCATTCGTTACTGGTTATGCCAACGAAGAAATAGAACTAAACTCAGGTGAAATGCTGTACATAGATAATAGGATTCCGATCACAAGATCTGCGGATCAAAACGAAGAGCTAAAAGTAGTAATTGAATTCTAAATGGCACAGAATACTAACCTGAATATAGCTCCTTACTACGACGATTTTGATCAGAGTAAGGGCTTCCTAAAAGTATTGTTTAAGCCTGGTTACCCAGTACAGGCTAGAGAACTTACTACGCTTCAGAGTGTACTGCAAAATCAAATTGACACATTTGGTA